TGTATTTACGCAGTAGGATTGTATGTATCGCCTGTGCTGGCTCAAACAGCTCCTAGTAATACTAATATTGCTGGTCCTAGTGCTAGTGCTACTGGAAACGTTACAAACCAAGCGGTCCAAGTTTTACAAGGGCCGTATGCTGTTAATACATACGGAGCAGGGGTTAGTTGTCAGGGTCCGACAATGAGTTTTGCTCCTTTTGTTTTAACAACAGGGAATGGTAGTGACGACCCAGAAACTTTCAAATCATATAGTGGCAACGCTGGTGTCAGTATGGGATTTAATTTTCCTCTGGATGGTAGTTTAACAGAACTTTGTAAGGAACGAGCACGTACAGAAATTGCTAGACAAAATGCTGAGACTGCAAAGGCACGTTTAGACTTTGAACTTGTAAGATTATTGAAGTGTGGAGAAGCAATTAAATCTGGTATTACATTTCATTACGAATCACCATACGCAAAAATATGTTCTGATGTAGTTGTGAGATATCCACAGATAAATAGTATGTTACCTGCGCCACAAAATAATGGCCAAATCAAAAAATAAAGGCAGTAATAAAGCAGACAAAAAACCTAAACAAAATCAAGGTAATGCTACTGCCAAAAAAGCAAAGAACGGCGGCAAGAAAAAGTGATTTATGCCAAGAGAATGGAACACTCCAAAGAGGGAGTGTTGGAATGCTCCTATACATCAAACACTCAAAGCAATAGATAACCATACTCGTCTCTGGATGGAGACTGGTGAATATTGGCACGAAGAACAAGCAAATATTTTGAGAAATTATTTACATAATTTAAAAACTTGGATTCATAAACAGGAAGGAAAATGAAAGAACTATCATTAATTTTATCAGTAGTAAGTCTTAGTGTCAGTGCAGCACTATGCTATGGTGCTTATGCGACTTATCAGAAAGCACAAAAGATTCTGGACAATCCAGAAGAGTTTGTTGGTGCTGTTGTAGAGAAGCAGGTTAACAAAGCATTTGAGAAACTACCTATCCCTAAACTAAATACTGAGAAGTTTAAATTATTCTGAAGAATGGCAGACAAAGATCCCTACATCTATAGAATACGTTCAATTCATAAGGTAGTAGATGGCGACACTATTGATGCTGATATTGATCTTGGTTTTGATATCTCCCTTACCAAGAGAATTCGTCTTGCTGGTATTGATACCCCAGAGAGCAGAACAACTGATGCGTATGAAAAGAAACTTGGTCTTGAGGTTAAAGAATGGCTCAAACACAGATTAGAATTTGCTAAGGATATTCTGATTAAAACAGAACTTCCAGACAGCACAGAGAAGTATGGTCGCATCATTGGTCATCTGTTTATTAATGGTGAGACAACTTCCATCAACAATCAAATGGTTGCTGAAGGGTACGCTTGGGAATATGATGGTGGCACAAAGGTTAAGAATTTTGCTGAACTGGAAGCGAAACGTAAGAAATGATTTACTTTAATATTGTAAGATTGTTTATAATCATATGGGCAGCATTAATGATTTCTGCTGTAGAATCTGTTGCTATTCGCACAGAAGGGCAAGTAGAACTTGATAATTCAAGCAGAGATGCCTATGCAAAAGTTCTTATTCTTGCTGTTGGTTCTTTTCTTGGTGATGCTGCATTTAAAATAAAAAATAAATCAAAAGGATAATCTTGCTGCTAATTTTTTAGCAATTTTTTTAGCAGGGGCATAGAGAGACTTAAATCTTTCTTGCCCCTCTTTTGTAAATTTATCTTTAATTACATCATCAATAATAATCTTATTTTCAATTTCATATAATACATTCTTTTCTACTTCATCCCGAAGGTATTGCTCCACATTAGTTGTTTGAGCAATGAGACGTGTTCCTTCTGATGAGTATTCAAATATATCAATATGTCCACCTTCTGCCATGACATAATGTAGAACAGGTTTGACTTGTTTGATCTTGATTTTAAATTTATTTTTTGTTGCTTCCTTGATGAATGGTTCAGCAGCGTTTTTAAGAACATTCAGAACTGCTGAAGATGCCATTGTAGCAGCAGTTGTTACTACTGCGACAGCACCAGCCGTAGCAACAAGAGAAGGATCAGGTAAATTAATATTGACTCCATAGACGCTAAAAGTTGGTGTTGCTGGTTTATCTGCTGGTATCTCAGCAACAGGCGCTTGAACAGGAGGGGTTTGAAAGACTTGTGGCAGTTGAGGAGTAGAATCAGGTAAACCCCTAGATTTTTCTGGTTGTTCTTGAGATTGTTTTTCTTTATCGGCACTAACCGCCGCATTAAATTCTTCCTGTGTAGGTACATTAATCACAGGATATTTAATAGAAGGATCAGGAGCGTCAAATACTGGACGCTCCAATCCATTTGTAATAGGAACCTGTACTTTAGCTGGCGGTAGTTGCTCTACTATAGTCTGGGGAATCCCCTGCACCGCATTCTGGGCAACCTGAGGTTGCTTCACTGGCGATAGTTGGCTCGGTTGGAGCTGGGGTATCAATGACGAATTCAGGTTCTGGATTCCTTGCAGTTGGTTTATTGGCATCTTCTTTATCATCTCCCTTCTTCAATGTGTCAACTCCAAAGGTTGCTGCAGCAGCAGTGAATACTGTAGCAATAAATGTAGGGTCCATCTTAGCGAGTAGACCAGCATAACTAGCAGTGAGAAGAGCAGCACTCCAACTCAAAACACTAATCCTAATAATTGTGCTCATACATTTTTCCTTTTTGTTTTCGTTCATTGTCCTTTAACGTGAGGTTAACTTTTTTTCCAAGCTTCACCTTCTGCTTTTCTTCTACGTGCTAGTCCTGCTTCTACATTTGAACCAGGATTTCTGTAGAGGTAAAGCGCATCTGGCACCTTATCCCATTCTTTATTTTTTAATGTACGTGTTATAGTATTAAAATTTTCGCCGCCATAAAAACCAGCACCAAGATTATAGGCAAAAGAAAGTAGGGCACCTCTTTTACCATCAGACATCTCATTCCAATGAGGAATCTTACGAAGTGCTGGCAGAAAATGTTTACGGCATTCGTCAATCAGAAGTTCATCTGCTTCTGCCTGAGTGATGCTATCGCCCATATGGAATGGTGAACCATCCTTTTTACGGGTACAACCCCAACCAATAGTGATTGGCAGACCACCCGAGAGAGGATCTGGATATGCATTTAGTCTGCATCCTTCAAACTCTTTGATCAACTTAATACCCATCATAGGCATATCATCACCACTTACTGATGTGGATGCAGCTGGAGCAGCAGGGGCTGATCCAGCACTAGTCTTTTTTCCTCTATAAATCTCTGCCCAATCAATATTATCTTCCAAATATTTTACTGGAAGATTATCTTCTAACCACTGAACTGCTTTCACATGGTTAGGATTTTTTTCGTCGTAAAATTTAAAAAAGTTGTGTAAATCAATTCTTGCCATTGTTGCCTCCGATATTTGGAAAGTATATGTTAAACAATTCGCTTGCTTCTTTATGTCTACCGTGATTTGTGAGTTTTTTCACTTCTTCCAGAATTTTCTTTTTAAACTCAGTCAAAGATCCTTCCCCATCCATCATTACCTCCTGGGCACCAACGATGCTTAAGCATTGCTTTTGTATAAATGGTCTTCTTACCATTTGTTACTGGACCAGTGTAGTTATCATTACACGAACCATATGGATCGTTACAGTAATAACCTTTACCATCTGGGGTCTTACCAATAACTACAACCATGTGCCCACCAGTAGGTGCAGATAGAGGACCGCGATGCAGAATACCAATAACAACAGGTTTCCCAGCATCAAGACTCTTATCAATGTCAGCAAAAGAAAGATTGTAACTAAAGTGTGACTTAACACCATAACCTGCGAGAACTTTTGTCTGTACCGCATGGTCAGTTGTGTCACCAATCGCAAATACTTTCTTGACATATTCGTCATCACCTTTAATGCTTCCTGGCTTGAGGAATGCAAGACACATAGCACATGACGAACTGTTGCAAGTTCTATGTGCATCTCTATAGTTATCTACTTGATTGAAATATGGGACTGCGAGTACTGCTGGAGTTGGTGGTTTTGTTCTGTAAATACCAATCCAATCAGTCTCTGAATCATCTAAAAATTGAGCAGGTAAATTATCTTCTAACCACTGAACTGCTGCTACATGATTTGCATTATTATCATCATAAAATTTAAAAAAGTTATGAAGGTCTAGGGTCATTTTTATCTCCGAATAAACTGATGAAATACTCTGCGTCAACAACTACAAGAGGTGTTTTACCATTCTTTTTAATGACGACAATAGGTTCATAGTCACCAGAGTTTGCGTTTGCCTGTTCATAGGCATCCCATATATTTAGTTTCTCTACATTTTTACATTCAATGCTATGAGGAAACTTTAACCTAGCAGCACGAGCCATAATAAGGTCTTCACCACCAGCACCCATGCTACGGGATTCAATATCTTCTGGATGAACTTCAAGCATTTCAATAAGTTTATCTCTGACCCATTGCTGTAAGCGACGACCTTTTGCTTTAGCAGATTGCACACGCATAATAAAAAACCTCCGTATGGAGGTATTTATCTATTCAGTTGTACCAGGGGTCTGGAATTTTCGTTTGAGTGCTGCGAGTATCCACGCTTGAGATAGACTCTTCGGACCTTCCTTTAGGAGTTTCTCTAGTTTTTCTATCTCTCTTTTTCTCACAGTTTAAAACCAGCGAAAGTATCTTTTTTAACATCTTGTTTGATTCCACCGACAACATAAGATTCAACCTCAGTCTCTTGAGGAGCAACCTGAAGACCCTTAGAACTAATCCAATGCTCAGTCCAGGGAAGAGGATTATTTTTAGCAGCAATATCATATTGAGGTTTGAGACCGATTGCTCTCATGCGACGGTTGGCAATCCATTCAACATACTGTTGAAGGAGTTTAGTATTCAATCCAATCATTGAACCATCTTTGAAGAGATATTCACCCCAAATACGTTCTTCATTTACAGCTTGCTCAAAAGTTGAATAAACCCATTCTTCTTCTTCCTTAGCGATTCTGAGCATGTCTGGATCGTCTCCTTCACGCCACTTGTTAATGATGTTTTGAGTAAGGACAAGGTGCTGATTTTCGTCTCTGGCGATGAGAGAGATAATTTTAGCGGATCCTTCCATAAGTTTGAGTTCACCAAACGCAAACGAGCAAGCAAACGAAACATAGAATCTAATCCCCTCTAAGATGTTGACGTTCATTATAGCACGGTATAACTTACGCTTCAACTCATAGAGATCTGATTTGGCAGAATCAACACCTTCCAGAACATGACGCCAACGCTCGCTACTACCGTAGGAATGAGCATCATTAATAAATTCGTTGTATGCAGAAGTTACACTCTCGGCACGAGAAAGAATCATATCATCCTTCAGGATAGTATCAAATACTTCTGAAGGATCAGAATAAACATTCTTAATAATATATGTATAAGATCTGGAGTGAATCATCTCCATGAATCCCCACACTTCCATACATGCCTCAAGTTCAGGCAGTGAGCAATAAGGAATGAATGCCATGCCAGGACCACGACCCTGCACAGAATCAAGCATGATCTGATACTTTAGGTTGGAAGTAAAGATATGTTTTTGTTCTGGACGGAGAGTAGCATAATCAGCACGATCTTTTTGAAGAGTGATTTCCTCAGGTCTCCAGAAGTATCCAAGTTGAGTCTGAGTAAGTTTATCAAATACAGGATACTTATAAGAATCATATCTTTGAACTCCCAATGGAGCACCGAAGAACATCGGTTGCTTCTTGATATCAACAATATTTTTGTTGAAGACTGTAAGACCATTCATGGTATTTGATTCCTTATCTAAGGTTTTAAATTGTACAACTGTCACAAGCTTCCTCCGATGAATTTAAAATACTGTCTACTAAACTTTGAAGATTTGATTTTTGAGAATCTTCTTCTTTATATTCGTCTGTCTTAATGTCGTAGGTATTTTGATAATAGCTTGTTTTCCAACCATATTTGTAGGTCTTGAGGAAATCATTAGCCATTACACTCACTGGTACTTCATTGTCGGGATAGTTTTCTGGATTGTAGGACCAGTTTCCACTGATCGCCTGATCAAAAAACTTCTGCATAATAGCAACGATATTAATGTAACCGTTGTTATTAGGCATATCCCAGAGAAGGGTATAGTGATTTTTGAGGGTTTGGTATTGGGGCACGATTTGTTTGAGTGGTCCCTTTTTAGATTTTTTAATGGACAGATACCCTCTAGGCGGCTCAATTCCGTTTGTGGCATTTGACACAACGGAACTGCTCTCCGATGGCATTTGAGCAGACAGGGTGGAGTGCCGTAAACCTCCGTCCACAATATCTCGTCGTAGTGCTTCCCAGTCATGATTGTAACCTTTGCTAGAGATTTCATCAACATCCTTCTTATAGGTATCAATAGGAAGGATACCATCAGCATACTTTGTGCGACTGAAATATTCACAAGCACCCTTTTCACATGCAAGTTGATTTGATGCTTTCAGAAGATAATACTGGAATGACTCAGTGAGTTCATGAACAGCATCCCATGCTTCTTGAGAATCATAATGATAACCAAGTTTTGCTAGATAATGAGCAAGACCGATGTAACCAATACCCAAAGATCTACGTGCTTTAGTAGACTTTTCAGCTGCTGCCACTGGATAATGTTGGTAATCAATCAATTCATCTAACGAACGTACACTCAAATCACAGAGAGATTCAAACTCTTCATCCGATTTAATCTTACCCACATTAATTGCAGACAAGATACACAGAGCAATTTCACCTTCAGGATCATCAATATGCTGCAGTGGTTTGGTGGGAAGTGTAATCTCTTGACAGAGGTTACTCATCCAAACTTTATCTTTGAATGAAGAATGACTATTGCAATGATCAATATTCATAATGTAAATACGACCAGTCTCTGCTCTCTCCTTCAGGAGTGCCAGAAGTAATTCTTGACCATTGATAGTTTTTCTTGGAATAGAAGCATCTCGTTCGTAAACGTTATACAACTCGTCAAAACCAGGAAGCCCAAAAGCATCACCCAAACCTGGAACGTCGTGTGGTGAGAAGAGAGAAATCTCTTGGTTATTGATGAATCGTTCATAGAACAGTTTGGAGATTTGGATACTGTAGTCTAACTTACGAACTCGGTTATCTTCGGTTCCTTTGTTATTTTTTAATACAATAATATCCTCTATTTCTTTGTGCCAGATTGGGAAGTGTACTGTTGCGGATCCGCCGCGAATGCCGTTTTGAGTACAGCATCGGACAGTCGCCTCAAACTTTTTGAGGAAAGGTATAACACCTGTATGCGAAACCTCTCCACCTCTGATTTTACTGTTGAGAGCACGGATTCTGCCTGCGTTGATGCCGATGCCCGCCCTTTGAGCAACATACCTACCAATAGCCATGTCGCTACTGAAGATGCTATCAAGGGTGTCATCAGAATCAACCAACACACAACTAGCGAATTGTCTAAGTGGTGTCCTAACTCCTGCAAGGATGGGAGTTGGCACGTTGATTTTGTGTTTGGAGATTGCGTCATAGTATTTCCTCACATATTCCAATCTGGTTTGTTTAGGATATTCAGAAAAAATAGTCGCAGCGACCAGCATATAAGCATACTGGGGCGTTTCATAAACAGAACCAGCACTACGATCCTGAACAAGGTATTTATCTACAACCTGACGAAGACCAGCATATGTAAACAAATAGTCACGATGATGATCAATGTAAGAATTAATTTTATTCCACTCATCATCAGAATACTTATAATACAATTCAGTATCATAGATTCCTAAAGTAGTTCCTTGTTGAAGATGTTCCTTAATTAAAGGAAAACCTTGATTCCATGTAGGACCAAAGACTTGCTTATAAAGACCGAACAGAAGCAGTCGTGCTGCTACAAATTGATAATTCGGATTGTCTAGTGAAATCAAATCACTAGCAGAACGAATTAGAATTTCTTGAATTTGATCAGTTGTAATCCCATCATAGAATTGAATACCAGAATTCATTTCTACTTGTGATGCAGAAACCCCTGAGAGACCTCCACAAGCACACTCAACCATTGAATGAATCTTATCCAGATTCAGAGGTTCAATTGTTCCACTACGCTTTACAACTTTGATTCCGTTACTCATACTTTTTTCCAGGAGATAAATTTAATCTTTGCTTCTAGACCGTGATAGGTATTACATTCTACCACACGCTGAACGTCTCGTCCAGCCAACACCATGTCATTGATGTCTTTTTCTTTAACCTCAGGATGCCAAACGACAACCTTTTTTCCTTGATCAATTAATCGTTCAAATTTATCAACAATTTGTTTATTTCTAGGTTCATTGTCCAATACATAAACAACATCATTGAAGTTGAAATCATCAAGGGTAACATCAGATCCACACATTGCGATTGCGTTTGATAAGAATAACGAATCAAATGGTCCTTCTGTGACATATACTTTCTTTTCTGAGTTTAAATTATTGAGTCCAAATACTTTAGGATATCCCTTATCCAAGATGGTAGTGATATAACGTAACTTTGTATTTTTGTCCAGAGACCTACCTTGGTAACCGAAGACTTTGCCTTCTTGTGTGAGTAGTGGGATGACAATTCTTGACTCTCGTTGAGTATTTTCCAAGCAAGCCCAATCATTGAAGTCCTCTGCGTAATAGAAATTTGAGAAATATTTCTCTGGAATTTGACGATTGATGAGGTACGCTTTTGCGGGATGCCTATTATTTAGATCTGATATTTTTTCCAGTTTGGAAAAAATATTTTCTTCTGCTGACGGTTCAGATTTTTTAAATACTGGCGGTTTAATATTAAATTTTGGGTCAGGAGTATTCGTTGCTTTTCCTGTTAGACCCTCCTTATATCGCTCCATAACATACTCGTCATGAAGTATTGGACAATTATCCTTCAGAAAATTTGTTAGAGTTCTACCCTGCCCACAGTTGTGACATTTAAAGAAATAATCAGAACGTTTGCGATAAAAATAACCCCTGGTCTTGTTACGATTCTTAGAAGAATCTCCACAATAGGGGCACCTGAATGTATACAGGTCTTCTTTTTTCTTTGTAAACTTTACTAATTGAGGGGAAATAAGGTTGATGTACTTGGTGTCAATGAAACTCATTTACTAATGTTTTCGGGGTTTGGAACATATCTGTGCTCCATTCTATACCCCATTTCGCCTGGTGTCAACCACCCCGAAGCCAGCGTTGAAACAGCGGTGGCGAGGACGGCCCCAAAAACTCCGATACCAATTGTCATCCATTTAACTCTACTATATTCTTCTGCCTTTTCTTCTACCTTACGAACACGTTCCAATGTGCGAGCATGTTCTATTGCATTTTCTTCTCTTAAATCTTCAATCATTTTAATAATCAAAGCATCAGACTTAATACTCTGTTCAATTCTCTCATCATGTTTTGCAAGAATTAGAGCGATACGATTATTAGATTCAGAAATTTTATCTACCGCTGATTCAAGTTTATCAAGCATCTCTCTTGATAGTTGTTCATAAATGTTCAGTTTGGATTCTAAAACATCAATTTTAGTTTGTGGTGCACCACTGAACATGTTGCCCTCACATACCAGATGAAGAGAAGTTCAATACTTTCATGAACGATTCAAGATCACGATTCATGAGGAATCTATACTGTTGCTGTCTGATATGATCTAATGCTTCAAACGTTGATACAACTCTTTTTGCAATATCAGAATTAACTTTCATACTTCTTCCATCAGGAAACTGAACAAATCCTTCTTTATATTCAAAGGTGGCATCACCAGCGAGACGCATTAAAGTAGCGAGAACTTCCTGACCTCTCTGAATAGTACCAATAGTTTCCTGAAGATTATCACCTTCCACTTCAAGACTATTATTTTGCTTTTGAAGTTGAGTGGTTTTTTGAGCAGCTTTTTTTCTAAAGTCGGACAGACGCGCTTTCATCAGCGTATCCATTTCCTTAGTTTTATTTTGCATTTTTTCCTTAGCTTCCTGCCCCTTCTTCTGAACTTCTTTTTGTTTGTTCAGTTTTTTTTGTTGAGCAATTTGCTTCTGCGCCCTTTCAGTTTCAGAAGGACCCTGCTTCTTTTCATCAGCTTCAATGATGTTCAATTCTTCTTTAGTCATTTTTTTCTTTGCTCTTTTATCTCTATTTAATAGAATAGTGTTGACGAACTTACGTCCAGCTTTAGTTCTTCCATCATAAGATTTTTTCTTTTTAGAAGAAACAAATGGTTCTACAGCAGGTGGCATTGAAAGATTAGCACCAGATCCCACTGCATTAACAGGGGCATCTTCCCATACTTTTCGTCGCGCCTTTTGTAGAAGTTCTCTTAGGTTTTTCATATCTTATTTAGTTCTTCTAAACATTTGAGATCTGGATCAAGATAATTTAAATATCCTTCTGGAAATCTGTCAAGATAAAGTAAAAAAGATTTAAGAACTGGCCAGCAATTACTTTCTATCTTATAGAACAAGAGAGGAACAGTAGCATCATTGAAGACATTAAAAAGAATGATTAAGTGATTGAGAATCAGATGATGTTTTAAAATACCTGTATTCAGATACTTTCGCACCAACTTTTTGACATACTTAAATCTTTTTAAATCTTCCTCAAATTCTTCTCTTGTTGTGCATTGAGGATTATTGTAATATTTAATAGCAAAGAAGATGTAATTATCTTCATTCAGTTCATCAAATCTCATTTAATTATCATGCAACAGCAATTGTCTTGACGGTTCCTGTACCAGCGGCGGTATTGATAACATCTCCATTATCAAATGCCTTATCAGAAGCAGTTGCAGTTCCTTTATCAACGATAGTACCAGAAATTGTCTGAGCACCAATTGAAAGTGTCTGCGCTGCGTTAGGTACTGTAAACGTAAATGCTACCTGCTGAACACCTGTTTGCGTAGCAGCAGTTGCAGTAATAGCACCAGATACAGATCCAGTAACTACGAGAGTTGCTCCTGCAGTTGCTGTGACAAGTTCATTATAGTTAACAATTACCGTACCAGTAGCATTTCTTGCGTAAGTTTTTGCAGCAAAATATACACCAGCAATTGTAGCATTACCCAGAAGGTCGGTAGCACCAGCGCCGCCAAGATTACTTACAGTAGCAATAACTTCTTCAAAACCATTGGCATGTTTGATCACCCACCCACGCTGATCTGCAAATGCAGTATTCAGGTTATTTGCTGGTTGATCTTCTGGTCTCAGCCACTTAGGTCTTGACTCATCAGCTGTACTTTTTCCCCAGAGAGGCATGTTAATTCTCCTTATTGGTCGTTTCTTTTTATATTTATAAAAAAGGGGGACATAGTAATCCCCCATTAAGATTATTTTAGTATAGCATATCAGGGAGTAAGATCTTTAGCACCCTTCTTCTTCAATGCTGATTGAGCTTGAAGAAGAACAAGTGAAAGAATACCATTTGATTTAACTTTTGGACTTGCTCCAAGTGCTTCCGAAACTGCAAAAGCAACTGTAGCAATCAACGCTTCATTTGCTTTTGCCCAAGCGAGTAATGCTGCTAAAGACATAATAACCTCTAAATGTAGGTAATCTTATTTAGCTTTCTTAGCCATCTTAGTGGCAGTAGCATACATAACATTCTTCCCACGCTCACCGTAACGTGATTTAAAATCTTTCAGATTCTTTTTCATGGACTTAACAAGCCTTTCTTTTTCACCAGTTTCTGCTGTAGATAAATGAGCTTCTGCCTTCATTGCTTTACACTTACTACACACACCACAATTTCCACAGGAAGATTCTTTTACTTCAGGAACTTGCTCACCTTCTTTTGATTTTTTTCCTTCCTCAAGTTCGGTTCTCCAATCGGAAAATTCTTCCTTCTTGATTGACTTAGAGATTGCTGCTCTGCGCTTCTTCAAATACTTATCAGAACTATCTACTTTACCATCATTATTTACATCAGAATCTTCTTTTCCTACTGGATCCAATCCTTCTGCTTTAACACATTTATCTTTACCATTTTCTGTGCCTGCGTACTTATAACCTTTCCAGCAAGCCTTACCATCAGCACCCTGCTCTTTACCTTCAGCATTTTTACCTTCAAATAATCTACCAGATGCAATTTGATCTACCGCACTCTGCATCAGTGAATTATTATAATCAGTGGTAACTTCCTGCTTATTCTCAACCTCTCCAAAACAATCCTTACCACCAATTCCATTAGCAGATCTTTCAATCAAAGATTTAGAAAAACTATCGTTGAACATTTCTTTACAGGGTACTTTCTTTTTATTTATCATAGTAGTGTGTTTAGGAGTACTTAATTTACTATACTTCTCAACCTTCTGACCTGGAGTTAAGCATTGTAAGTACTCTCTAGTTTCATCAGTTCCCAACTCATGAACTTCTTTGATATCCGAGATCCAACTTCTAAATGTTTTTTGCTCTTCATCTAAACAGATGACATAGTTTGGACCTCTACGAATAATGACTCCTATTTTATCATTATTGTTTCGGACCTTCATTCCCTCAAGAAACACTTCACCATTATAATACTTCTCACGCATATAAACTTTCGTGGAGTATTCTGAAAAATTATACATTAATGTTTTAAAATACTGATGTAATATTTATTATTTAAAATTTGCGGGTAATCTTGTACGAATCTCATCCATCAGTTTCTTACAATCAGCATCAGATAATGCTCTAGGAATTCCAGATCTAAAAGTTTTAAAGTCAGCGGCAAATGCTGCTCTTCTCATTTTAGTTCCAGAAATGGCAAATGTATCACCGTCAGCATCACGATCGCCTGAAGAGATTACATCAAGTTCATTGAATACAAAGTCCTTACCATTATACTTTTTGATCCATTGCATAGCAGGAACACGATCAGAACCAACCACAAAGTATGCATTGTCATATCCAAGTGATTGCAATTCCTGAAGAATTGTCACTGGATCTTTGGCGGTAGCACTACTGAATATTTTTCCTCTGTGCTCTGGTAATGACTTATTCATATAAGTCAATTTTACATCTGGAGGAAGAGGGTTGTTTCCTTTCGCATCCACTGATTGACTGATGTAAATGCGATAATCATTAGTACCAGCAATCCTTTTTAGGTTAGCAAAGTTATCCGCATGACCCGTAGTGCAAGGTTGGAATCTACCGAATGTGAAGTAGCAACTTTTGTATTCTATGAGGCTCATTTCTTCCAGTTCTTTTCTATTGTGAAATTGTTTTTACTGAACTCAATACGGTTGACTAATTTCACCATATCTCCGTCCTGATGAAGAACGTATCCTTCAGGAGTAGTAACTTTGTATCCACCATCAATTTCAACAAAAGTCCTAAACTGTTCTAACGAGTCTAGTTTTTGAATAATAAACAACTTTGCTTCTTGGATTGTTTTATAAAGAGCAACGAATGCTTTGAATTCTGTCTGGTGGTCCTCCAAGTATTTAACACCTTTATAGAAGAAATCTCTTTTTTTAGTTTGAGCAGCAGCAGTTTTTACTGAGTTGATTTCTTTATCCATCTTTGCCTTATAGAATTCAGCAAATGATTTCAAAGTAGCATCAACATTAGTAATCGTTCTTGCTGCTTTGATCTCTGCATTGAAGAATGGTTTTAAGTAAGATCCTACAAAGAACTTTGCATCGCCAGTAGTGCCAGAGTTTTCCACAAGGTAATTGTGAAACTCTGCAGAGATTTCACACATTCTGTTTATCTGTTGGATATATCTATTGAATCTTTGTTCTTCTGTTTGCGTGAAAGATACCTGTTGAACTTGCGTATCATTAGAGATAACGGCAACATCATCAACAGAATTAAACTTTGAAATATCCACACGAGGTCTTGCAGACATATCTGCAAGATCAGGACCACCAGCATAATGAGTATGAAAAACCACTCCAATTTTAGCTCTATTGACTTTTTTACCAATAGGATGATCAGTCGGGATACCATATGTAATCGTGTTAGGTCTGAATACTATGAGTTCTTCACCATCTACTCTCTGTGTTTTCTTATCATCAGTGAATAGAAGATCACCTTGAATGACACCAGTGATACCGAGTTTAGAAAAATAATTTAAACAATCTTTGAGTTTCTTATTTAACTCCCCATCATACATGCTATCAATATCACCCTCGGTATAACAGATCTTTGGATCTTTTTTATTGAATACAGATTTAGTTCCAACAAAAAATAAATTTGTCATTGGATCTACACCACATACTACAGAAGGAGCACCGTCCCATTTAGTTTGCAGAAATCCACCAGTAGATTTCTTACCAATCATATCCTTAAGTTCGGTAAGAAATCTAACAATAGCAAAACATCCCTCTGAACCATAGTTCAGAACTTCATCTTCTAAATGCTCAAGGTGTTTTAGTTTGACTATGTTTGCCATTAATCGGAAAATTTGAGAGTGTAATTAACTGTTCCTTGCGTTGCAGTTATAAGGTCAGTAGCAGATTTGCCACCTGTAAATTCAATATCTGCTTTGGTAACTTTTTTAGTTGTAAAGTATATTTGACCTTTCCTGAATTTAGTAGTATCTAGGTAAGCTTGATACATCTTTTTACCTGCTACAGCATTTCTCATTCTTGCTTTGGATCTTTCTTCTGTGTTTAATTTATCTGAAATGTATCTAGAAAACAATGCTGTCATTCCAGACCCACATTTCTTAAGAGAACTTGCTACAGATGCACTACTTGCTTCTTTAAATTCTGCAGAGTTCAAAGAAGATTGAACTTGAATTGCTTTTCTTATAACTTTACCATACACAGGATTTGTTAAACATCCAGCAGATAATTGTTTATATAAGTCATCTGGATTTATGATAGGATTTTGACTTCTATCTGATGTAGTAGGTCCAACAGTAAATCCTAGAATTTCAGAAACACCATATCTATAAACATATTTCATAGATTTTTTACCTGTTATGGTGCCACCATCTATTGCTTTACATATTTGCTGCAATTTTTTCAATGTAGGAGCATCGCTCAACTGCGATGGATTTTGTTTCATATGAGGCATAATGTTTGACCAGACAGATGGTGATGCACCTTTCTTACCTGCCTTTGATGAAATTAAAAACTTTCCTTTGTTTGGATCATTACTTTCATTTTTATATTGAACAAAGGAATCAATACCAGGAAAAGATGGATCTGTAGGCACCGCAAAATATTCTACTGGATATGCAACAATTTCTGCATTAGCAAAACAAGTTGGTTTTTTCAATAAAATCATATAACCGATTAGGAGTTCTCCTAGATAAACTCCTAATTGATTTTTTTCTTTATCAGATATACCCGCATTCCAAACAAATTGAGCATCGCCCATCAAGGTTCCAGTATCATCTACATCGTCATAGAAAAACTGTGCTACTTGTTCTGTGATGTATTCTGGTACTGAAGGTTCATTCTCTAGTCCTTGTAAGATTGATTTTGCCAGTTGTTCTGCTGAAGTAAATTTTTTACAAGGAACATTCTCCTGCTCATTTAATACAGGAATAATAATATCATCACCAAGATTAATTAACTTTGTTGATTCAATTTGAAAAGTTGCTTTACCATCTTTTACCTTATCAATGCAATCAATGTGAATCCAACCTGTTCCTTCATTACCAGCATCTACTGAAATAAGATTTTTAAAAGTTCCCGTATAATGATAAACATCATTTTCAAAAACTGTAATAGGATGACCATGATCCAATAAAACTTTATTCACTAGGTTACCATTGGTATTTTGAACTTTTAGGTAACTTTTTCCTCTAGTGGTTTTACTATTTGCTTTTACAAAGGTTTCTACTTCCTGACCTTTAAAGTATTTTTCCCACTTTTTGTCAGTTTGACTAGCCATAAAAAATCCCCCTTACGGGGGTATTTATTAAACGTCGTTAGCGACTCGGTTTTCGCTACGCTCAATACTAAAGGTTCCTTCAGGATAACGAGCACTCAATTTCTCAAAGTTGATTTGAGCAATCTCTTCAAAAGAAACATCAAGTGCTAGACAAGCTTGAGCAACATACCAGAGGATATCACCCAGTTCACGCTTCATATGAAAGACATTATCCTCATTATAAGGTTTGCCTTGAAATGCAATCTTCTTTACAATCTCTGTGAACTCACCACCCTCTGCAGTGATACCAGCAGCAGCAGTCAAAAGACGTTGAGGATCAGCACCTTGTTCTTTAAGTTCAATCAAGCGATTGATGAACTCGGTATTATCACGAGATGCTGGACTTGTAGTACAAGCAACAAACTCAATATACTTATTAAAATCAATAGTCATACTAATCAAATTTAAAATCGGTGAATTTTGCCATAGATTTACTTTGAGTTTTGGCAATTTCCTCAAAGTCATAGTCCTGCCCAGAGTCAGAAATATCTTTCTGTGCAGTTTCTTCTACATCATACAACCTCATCTTCGCTCTGTCAATACCAACCACGAATCTTTTGAACATGGTAGGGTCGTTATAGCGATTCTTCAATTGTTTAATCATAATTTGATTAAGGTTTTCAAGTTCTTCTGTGCTAATAAGAGCAAACATAAAGTCCGCAGTAGCAGGAAGTCCAAAAGATTCAGAAGTATCTGTAAGATCAATATCGCTACTACCGTAACCACTACGAGTAGTTTGAGTAGCAGTGACAATGGGAAGATCAAACTCCACTGCAAGACCACGAAGTTCTTCAGCAATCGCTTTAACATAGGTATAAGAATTTACAAGCGTTCCTTTATATCGTGATGATGAGCAGATGTTAAGATAATCAATGAAAATGATATCAGGTTTAAAACTCTTTTTAAGTGACAGATCATTAAGTAATGCTTTGAAGTGTCCAGCATGAGCAGACGCTGTAGGATACTCTTTAATGATAAGTTTACCATGAGTCTTCTGTGCTAAGCGAGTTACTTTTGATGCGAATAATTGCTCGGGGAGGTCCTCAATGTCTTTGATATTGACATTGAGTAAGTTAGCATCAATACGTTCCGCAATTTTTTCCTCCGCCATCTCCAGGGTAACATATAGTACGTTTCTTCCCTGTAAAAGGGTAGCTGCAGCCATATGACACATAAACAGAGATTTGCCAACACCAGTTCCCGCCAAAGCAACATTAAGAGTTTTATTTGGGATGCCACCCTTCGTAATTTTATTAAATAACGTAAGGTCAAACGGTATTTTATTTTCGTTGCGGTGATAATATTCATAGCGAGTTTCAAAATCTTCTATGTAATCGTGACCGATATGTTCATCAAAAGAAACTGCAAGTGCTTCCTGCAGAATTGAAGGAATAGCATCTTCAGTACGATCTTTATCTTTACCATCAGCAATCTTCACACTCTCAAGAAGTGCGAGATATACCGCTCTTTGTTTACACCATTTCTCAGTAGAGTCTAACATCCACTGAAAATCTACTTCTGTATTATTGATATCTTCAATCTTAATTTGTAATTCCTTATAAGAATCTTCATTAAGATCCTTACGGTTGTCTACTTCAATCTGTAGAACTTCCTTAGTAGGAGATTGACCATATGAAATTACAAACTCTGAAATAATATCAAATAAAATTTTATCAGAATACTGCGTAAAGTATTGACCCTTAATGTAAGGGATTACTTTACGCATATAACTCTCGTTACAAACGAGATTTTTCAGAATTGTATTTTCAATTGTTTCCATCAAGATTCAGATCCGTAACAGAATTCTTTTCGGGCACATTCGTCAAGTGCTTGGAGGATGTCTGGCGTAAAATATTTTTCAGGATCTTTATAGATGACTGAAGGATAAACACTACCAGAATCAAGTTTAATGCGGTTACCCACACGCTCAAAGACTCCGTATTTTTCACCCAGTTCCAATAATCCATAATACTTGTCAAGTCCTCGTGAGTCATAATACAACCTAGTTTCAATGTCAGAGTTTTCTTTAGTAAAGCGAGACTTCTGTGCCTTCACTTTAATGATGTTACCAACGACTTCAGTACCATCCTTTTCCTTCTTTTTAGAAAGAAATAGAATAGTTGAAGCAGCATACTTTAGACCAGTACCACCACCCATTTCTTTTGTAGGAACATAAGCACCAACAACTTCATAGGTATGATTGGTAACAATCAGAGGAATTCCTGCCTGACCCAGTTTCAGAGACAGAATCCTGAAGATGGATTTAATCACCTGAGCACGAGTCATATCACGAGTTTCCTTGCCATCAGATGCATCCTGAACTTCTTTGGAAGTTGAGAGCATTCCCAGAGAGTCTAGCACAAAAAGCA